TGCACGTCGACCAAATTGTTATAAGCTAGTTCATATTATAGCACCCTTAGTTAAAACACTGCTCATAATTGTAGCGTTCTCTTTAACTAGAATTGCATCACATACTTCTTGTGTTTACTTATCTACTAATAGTCTATCCACTATCATATGACACCTCAGCCATTAGAAAACTTTCGTAGTCCGCTAGATCAGAGGCATTAGCATAGCTCTCTCCATCGTCTAAAAGCTCTATGGCTGCTATTTCCTGATCTTCCATGCTGCTGATGACACTTTGCGTCCCTAGATCAGACCCTCCTTCTATCTCGCTGCTACCTGAGCTCATTGCCATGTCACCGAACACATCTGCTGGCGTTATCTCCCTCTTAATTGACTCTCCCGACTTTAAGCTAGACACTCTCCCACCTGAGCCAAATAATGCCTTGTAATATTTATCCACATCCTCAAGTGTCACCATGTTTGCCATAATTAGAGCAATGAAAGATGCACCTGTATTGTCGGGATCTTTACACCACAGTGTTCCAACCCACTCATCCCTCTTCATCTCTAGCACCCACGTGCCGACACTTTTGTCTCGGTGGGTTTCAACTGTCCAGGTGACCAAGCTAGGGATATCGCTCATTGTGCTTTTCGCAATTTTTCTAAGAATATCCCCGTACATCTCGTCAATTCCATCCTGATTAAATCCAAATTTCTTGTAGATCCTTTGCTTCACCTCTCTCTCAAATGATATCTCTGACCCACCCAGCTTGTACTTTCTCATCTGAAGCTTTCTCATTCTCGTCTCAAACCTAGCTCTGACAGATTTTATGAGACTAACTACCTCCTCCTCAATTCTTGCTCTTGCCTGCTCAATTGCCAACCTGCTTCTGCCTTCTATCTTCACTGTCCTGACAGGTATCGCATTTCCTCTTTTTCTAGGATCTTCAGTATTAGGTCCGTAGTCTCCTAGCACTGCTTTCATAACACAGATCTTGTTTTCTTCACTTAGTGCTCTGAATTTTCTTGCATATATCTCAGGGAAGATTTCCTTGGCCAGCACTGTTGGGTACGATGTCGAGGATTCAAATCCTAATGTTTTTTTGGCCAAATCTGTCAATGTTCTTACACAGAGGTCAATGACTGTCAGCTTTGAAGTTCTCTGTCTGAAGACTCCCTTCTCAAGACTCACCACCACAGAAGACTCAGTCACTTTCTTTCTCCCATTGGTCTTAGCAATGAAAGATGCCAGCATTTCTATGTCCAGCTCTTCTTCTTCTCCGGTTTTACTTCTTGGCATCAGCAAAGTACTTCGTCTCATCAGACTCTTCATCCTCAAGACTTTATCAGGGCAAAACTTTATCACAAGGTCCCAAACTGAAGGTGTCACTGTTTTGCTAGACTCCTGAAATCTTTCAGTCATCCCTGATATTGTGCATATATAGTTCTTCCCTCTCTTTTCAGAACTTGAGATGAGAGACATGTTCACTCTCCTCTCCAATTCAGCAACCTTAGATTCAAAATCTTTGACAATAGTCCTCTGGAGTGTTATCCCGCCTGCGTTTAAGATCACTTTTTCTTCCACTTTACAAGCTACTGTTTTAACAGCTGAGTAGATGAATGAGCACTCTATGCTGTAGTAGTACGGATGATTGCCTGTGTCTGTGAGGAAAACCTTCCCATCTCTTGACCCTAACCCAGTTTCTGATTCCGCATTGACTGACCTGACTCTCAATGCGAGACCGTCATTCCACTTTCTCCCGATTCTTCCTAATGCTTTAAACACATCTTCACAGTCTCTATCACTGAGCTTTGGTCCAGTTATAATGATTCCTTTGTCACAAAGCACCTCAGTTACAAACCAGCCATGATCACTCCACACAGATCTCAACTTCACTCCCTCCTCTTCTCTTTCATTTACTGTTAGTGTTCGATCACTTTCCTTCACTTCCTTTATACTTAGTCTGTCACTATTTATACAGTCAGACATTAGCGCTGAGAGCCTTATACTATCTATTCCTCTGTCTTTACTAAGACCAGCCATCAGACTCTTCTCCCCAACAAGCCCTAGATCATCCAGCTCCTTATTCACAGTCAGATCTGCCTCCATGCACCTCGATAAAACTCGGATCCCTTCCCAGTTTGTCAGACCTAGACTTCCAATAGCTCGTATCACCTGCTTTGTTGCTCCTCTATAGCTAGTCTCTGTCAGCTTGTACACGTCCTCCTCGTTTAGCTCTAGATTGCAGCCTTTCATTGAGTTGTGCTTATACCACGCTGAAACACTATCAACGTACCCAATGTCATGACTGGTATTTATTATCACTAAAGCCCCTCGCGCCTTACGTGACTCAACCTGTTCTGAACATAATTTAACAAATCTCATAAATTCCATTCTGTTTTCCCTTGTCAGATCCTTCCACATCCTCATCATCACTGCTACTCTGTCCCCTAACATTGCCTTCACAGTTCTCACATCCCCAGGCATTGATGACAGAACCAGTCCCTGAACCTTCATTTTAACAACCATCTCACTGTCGAGAATGAACGACAAGACAAGTGGCCCACTGTTCCTCAGCACTCCAGTTTTCTGTAAGAAGACTGTCTCTTTTCTCTTGCCAGTATCCCAGTTATCGTTCACCTCTGTTACAGCACTACACATCACATTATAGCTCTTCTCAACCACCTCTCTTCCAAAATCATTCATTATCTCATCCGAGCGTTTTAAGACAAGCACAGTGTTTCTCATGAAGTACTCCACGCAGGCATCAATTAACTCAGCAAGACTGCATCTATACTCATACACTAGTTTGTCTCCTCCAAGCTTTCTGTCTCCGAACACTACATTCCCGTACCCAACCATCCATCCTCTATCTCTTATTCTCCAGACACTCTTCCTCAGCTCCTCAGGTAGCTTGTCTAGCAGCACATATGAACCTTGTGTAGTCTTTCTAAACATTTTTACCTGCTCAAATCCTGTATTTACAGATCCATCAATACTTGTCTTGAGAATCCTCATCATCCTTGACCCTTCAAATTCAGGTGATCGGGTTATGTTCTGCTTGCTTATGGTCTCATGTATAACAGACTCTCTAGTTTCTATTGTTCTGTCCAACACTTTTATAAGCTCTTTCACCTCCTCGCTTTTCTCAGATCTTCTGCAGCTGTTTATGACCCTTGTTAGCTCCTCATCCGATTCTGCTATGCCCACAAATGAGGACATGACCATCATCACAATGTCTCCATCACTGTGTTTTCTGGCCTTGTATCTGTTCACAGCATTTTGGAGTTTCACTATATTTGACCCTTCTGTCTTTGGGAACATTATCATGCTGACCAGGTCCAGTGATGGTAGCCCACCCAGTAAGTCTGCAGAGCCAAAACAGGTCATTATCACTCTTCGTGCACTTCTTCCAGTCAGACCACAGCACATCCTAACTGTGCTTGCGGCCACCAGCACTGCATCTTCTAAGCTCCCGTTGTAAGAGTACAGCTGTTTCACATTACTGACAACAGACCTCCCAGCACTAGCGATGTCGTCAAAGCTGACCGAGCTCACCTGACTTGAAATCAGCTTTAGCACTGGCTTCTCATTCACTCCTGATATAGTGAAACTAGAGTATATCTCTAGCATCTCAAGACAGTAAACAGTTTTCGGCGAAAGGCACATATTAAAACCCGCAAATGTCCTTTGTTTAAGCTTTGTCTGCTCTATCACACATTTCCTTGAGATTCTTAGAGATCCACCTGAGACCTTGAGTGAGACCGACTCAGCTGAATCATCAGAGCTGAACACAGATTTTCTGTCTTGCACTGTATCCTTCACCCCGTACGTGTATATTACTGCCTTTGAGATCATTGGCACCACGATGTCTTCAAATATCAGCTGGAACAGAGTTGAACCGTCGTGCAACAGCCCCTGACCCATGTGAGTTTGAGCCACAATGTACTTCTTTCCTCTGCACACGTGAGCGACAGCCTCCAAAACGTTTTCTTCTGCCATTTTGTTTTCTCTGAAAAACTCAAGTGCTCTCTCCTCGTATCTAGCATCCTTGCATCTAATTCCGTTTCTCACCAGGATTCCCAAGATCCAATCTATAACCCCATTAGGTATTTCAATCTTCCTGTTGCACCACTTATTCCCAGCACACAGAGCATATCTTGCCGCTCCTTCACATCCTCTGAAGCTTAGAATGCTGCTGACTGTCCCAATCGAGCAACCGTTTTGCTTTGGTCCCCACTTTGCCATATCCTGACTTCCGTAAAGGGTAAACACCTCAGGTTCGAACCCGGATTTTGTTTCCATCATCTTCCTTTCAACGTAGCTCTCCATGTTTGCTTTATAGTCTGGATGCGCTAGGAGATTCCAAGAGACTGATGCTCCTGCAGCTCTGCTCACGGTCTCAAATGTCCTTTGCATCACAGCTGCATTCAAGTCCATCACCACAAGATCTCTTGGGCCTCCATACTGGACTTTTAGAGCTGTCTTGTTGCACAACCGCTCCTTTGAATCCCTCATTAGAGTGTTTGCCATAGTACAAATGTTCAAATCACCTGAACTGTTTATCTCTCGAGCCACGCAAGTTGACACCATGGCTCTTCCAGATCGCCTGACAATAGATGACACGTAGGCTCTACTTCTCACTGCAAAGGTAACAGTTGACACCTTAGCGCTCATAAGGCACACACATCTTTGATAGAATGCACTCATAACGGATTTGAAGTCTCTGTCCAAGATGCTTGATATCTCAACCAGATCTTGAGTTCCTGTCACATCAATATTGATCCCTGTTATCAGATCGCAGGTTATCCCGTGGTTTGATTTCTGAGCTAAGAACTCAATGCACACCACCCACATGCACTCCTTGTACTCCTCTATATCATCGGAGATGCTACACCAAAACATTGGAACGAAGTTCTTCATGAATATGTCTTTTGGTATCTCCCCTACTGTACTTGGTGGAATACTCGGGTCGAAGCAATAAGGATTGGTTAGAACAGAGAGTATCATCATGCTTAAGAAGCTGTCCTTCTGAGAACGGAGAGTCGTGTTTATCTCAGCCTCTATTTGCATTATAACAGATAGCTCCCTCTTCAGATCCTCTAGTGTTGCCGATTTGTTCATATTTCTAATTGAGTCCATCTTCTCCCACACTTCCCTTTTGGCTTTCATCATGTCTCTGCATCTCAAAGTGAGACTTTCAAGCCCCAGTGTGTCCTTTAGTTTGGACAGTATTCCAGTGGCTGGTTTAACTCCTCTACTAGATATTGTTGGTGTAAGCCTCACACCTACAAGCTCTTCTCCGATTGGTTTTAGAACATTTAGGAAAGGCACCTTACCTGACATGACACCACTGCTGAAGCCTCTTTCCACTGCAAACTGCATCTTACTATTTGGAACTCTGAAGTACGCACTAATAGAGTCCGACTCAGCCTTGGAGACTCTACCGTCCAGTATTCTTACAGCAGTCTCAAGCTGGCAGAAAATGATCCTCTCACTGTACATTAAGTTCGACCTCTTTGGTCTCTCATAACACATAATCCCTTCATGCACTAGTGCTGAAGTTATGTGCATTAGAGATCCATCCTCCAGGAGTCTCCAGTCAGAGCTGACTAATCTCACAATCCCACCTCTCCATGTTTCTCTGCATACACTTGTAATCTTAGTTTCCTCCTCAATTTCATCTTCAGCTACAGGTCCGTCTAGTACTGAACCTATGAGAGCTTTCACATCAGCAGTGTCAATACCCTTTCCTGAAAGGTCATCTGAGAATATCTTATCCACATTTGCACGTGCTCTGCTTCTAAGATCATTCAGCAGTTTCTCCGGTATCACACCATACCCTGGCTCCTTTTTTACATTACCTAGGTTCACACTTCTTGGCTTTGCACTAGTGACAGTCACAGTTTCTCTTAGTTTTGCTAAGATTGCTCTCACTATCACCTGATTTGACGACCTATCACAGCACCTCTTGGCCAGTCTAGTCAAGACGTACACTGCCTGACCTTTCTTTGCATCACCCATCCCTCCAATAGCAATCCCACCTACGCTAGTTGCTCTCCTAGTGATGCTGAATGACTCTTCCTTTATTGACTCCAGTAGTAAGTCTGTCATCTCGTCTCCGAATCTGTCTTTCAGAAGGGCTATCTCAGATTTCATCTTCTCTACACCCACCTTGAAATTTACCCTCTTATTGCTCACTGCTCCTACTGTCAGCACTTTTGCCCCTTGTTTAGCTAGAACAAATTTCTCCGCCTTCTCCACACTGAAGTCAGGAGCTGGGGCCGTTATCATGCCAGTTGACTTACTCATGTCACTCAAAGTGTCCCTCACTCCTGAGCCCTTTTCAAACTGCTCAACAATCCTCTGCCTGTTCTTCACTTCAAATGCTCTTGCTACCGACTCCACACATCTTATGCTCATAGCAGTGTAGGGAAGCTGAGACTTATTTAGCCAGTCAAGCTCTTCTCTGATCTTAACTTCCGGGAACACAACAATACCAAGCAAACAGTTCAGTGCCACCTTATCTGCATGATCTGTCTCGTCTAAACAGCACTCCCTTCCCTCCTCTTTGCAGTGGCATAGAAGCCTGTCTCTCACATCCTTCTTCCACGGGCTGATCTTCTCAGTAGTCAGAAAGAATGCAGTTTTGTCCGCCTCGTTTCCCCCACTTCCTCCTTTTACCGAATTCATGTAAATGTACATCTCATTCACGACAGCTTCCCCCCCCACATCAGGACTGAGGTCAGTACAGAAGCACGGCAGGTTTATCCTGCTTGAGGTTGCTTTCCAGTCACCCTCTTGCAGCTCCCTCTCATACTTTCTTGTCCTCTCACAGAACCATATCCAGGACAATATGTTGTGATTGTCTGTGAAGTGACCGTCGTAAGCCCAGAATCTTTTCACTGTCTTTTTCATCATGTCACTGTATGAAGCAAGGCAGGACTGAGAGTGCATCAGTATGTACCTGTACCCCTGACTCACATCGTTGACAGCACTATTGGCCGAGCTCACACCTGGGAGAGTGCTTAGGCAGTAGTTTGCTACAAAGAGTATTAAACTCCTTCGCGGACTGCTTACTGAGTACTGCACTAAACTTTTGAATTTCAACAGTGCCCAGCAAACCAGAGACTTTATTTCGCACTCACAGAGTGGCCTCTCCTCACTCTCTTTGTTCATCACCTTTTGAATCAGATCGCTTGACCCATGCACTATGTTGTAGCACAGACTTTCACACCTGAAGTTGCATCCACAGTTGTCTCCAGTGCAGCAAGATTCCTTCACAATCTCAGTTCCTATGTTAGGTAGATTGTCAACTTGACCCTCCTCATCTAGAGCACCCATCCTTATTAAGTACTCAGCTATACTCAAATTTCTCTTGCCTCTTATCAGTGCTGAGTGTGCAAGGTGGATTGAGTAGCTCACATCCTTGAATTCCTCCATCTCCAACTGTGTTAACTCAGTGAGTTTGTAGTTGTGTCTCCTTGTGGTTCGCCAGACATGAAGAGCACTAAGGAGTACTGATCTACTGTTTATCATACTCCTCACTTTTCTATCATCAGTCAGCCCTTCCATAACTACGGTGTCTCCTTTGATTACCTTGTACCTGTTTGTTATGTTTCGAGATGTCTGATTCACCATAACAATGGTCTTGTTGTCACCGGATCCCTCAACCTTAGACATAAACACCTGACCTGTAGCATCTCTTCCAGTCTTAAGCTTGCTCAGTGCATATCCAATTCTGGATGATAATTCAGATATCCGACAGACTCCAAATGAATTCAGAAATTCATCAGCCTCCTTAATTCTGTTCACACACATAGAAGCTGCTGTCCCTTCACCATGTATCATTAGTATCTCCTTAATCTTGTCCCAGTCCTCAAACTGATCAGAATGGTCAACACCATTATTTGCGGTGTAGAGCTCATCTGGTGACGTGAACACTCCGTAAATCTCCAGCTTTGGCTTTCTATCCCCAGTCATCTCCTTCAGTTTCTTTAAGGCCTCAGCTGCTTTCTCCACTCTGTCTTTTATTGTCTCTTCTTTCAACCCTTCTGTCACAGACCTTAAGTCATGTCCAATTGAAGGGGAGACCTTGCAGTACTCTGGAATTCTCAGCTCCGATTTAGACCTGCAAATGGATATGTAATCATGCTGTGCCCCACAGTTCTCCAAATATGTTAGCACTCCTTCTGACAGATTAGGAACCCCTGAGCATCTAACACATAGACTCTCACATCTCCACTTTAAGTCATGTGTACTGCTGCAGTACAATGCTGTCAGACAATCTTCCACTGGCAGGCTATCTAATATTGTTAACGGTCTGTCTTCCCCTTCTAACCCAATAAAGTTTGCCTTGTCCAGATTCTCTGTTAGTTCCCCGTCTTGACTTATAACTAGCATCATGCTTAAGTCTTCAAGTGTACGCAGGCACGTCTGCATGTTCATATTCATAAGGGATTTCACTGTCTCAGAGTCAGACACTTTCTCCCCAAGTAAATACACATGATTCCCTGATTGATCACAGCCACTCTGTCTCCTTGCACAAATGTTTGTGATGAGCCCATAAGCATTCACACACGTTATCTGCCCGAACCCTACTAACTTCCTAAATCCTATTCTCATTAAGAATAAGTTTGACACTTCTTTCACAAAACCACTCCTTGTGCATCTGTAGTTTCTGCTGTAATCCAGAGTTTGCCCTATTTCGTCAATCTCCCTTGTCAGCTGATTGAACATAGCATCACAAACTCTTCTAGGAGCGTCTCTCTTAATCTTGCTGCCTCCTTTGCCAAAGTCATTAGACGAGTCTATGAACTCAAAGCTGTTCTTTAGATTCAAATAGACATCTGGAGTGATTCTTATCTCTTCAAGCCTGCACCTCACTCCAGAATTTAGCAATCCGCTTACTCTGTGTCTGAGAGAGCCATTCTTCATCTTGTACTCATCCCCTCCAAACACTTTTGTGTATTCCCTACACATTCTTGAGAATCCAGAAATAACATTCTTGAGTGTTCTCTCACTGAGTTCATTGTCTGTTCTCGAAGCCCTACTCTGTTGGATACTCTCATATAGCTCTTTCAATGTCTCCTTGTCTTCCACATACCTCCGGTAGTCAGACAAGTAGCTTGATGGTCTTGTCTTCCACGCTCTCACTCTGTTCTCAAACTCTAGACATTTGAGGTCCATATCGCTCACAAAGATCTCAGCTTCTCTGATCAGGATCTGCTTTTCATCAGACTCAGTTATCCACTGTATCTTCTCATACTTGTCAAGCATATTGGAATCCACCAGACCTCCAACTCTGTTCAAAAGTTGTTGCAGGACTATGCTTCTGCAGTTCTTCTGCAAGGAGTCCAGAGTCAAGACAAGGTCACAGGCAAGGTCAGTTAGTGTAGTATTGTACTCGTTACTTCTGATCATACTAAAACACCCGACCTCCCCATAA